CAGGCTCTAACACTCGGGACCGTCCCACCCGTCCGGCATCGTCCCGGTCACGATCAGGACATGGTTGTGAAGAAGACTGCCCGGCTGGGCCTGGAGACGTACACGGAAGGCTCCGACCCGCACCCGACCCGAACGAAATTCGGATCCGAACGGGAAATCCTTGACGCCCTGGTAGCCCTGGCGTCCCAGGGCGTCACCTCGGCACGTCCTGCCCCAGGAGTCCTGAACCGGCTGTACTGGGACACGACGGTGAAGCGGCTCTATTGGGACGACGGGGCCGCCTGGAACGAAATCACGACCAACGGCGGAGGCGGCGCCGGCAAATCCATCACCCCCGGTGTCGCCGCGGTTGAGGGGACATCCGCCAGGTCTGCCCGGGCCGACCACACGCACCTGCTCGAGCTCGCCACAGCAGCCGTCGACGGGGCCATGTCAAAGGCAGACAAATCGAAACTCGACGGGGCACGCCCCGACGCCGTCCCCAACGCCCTCGTCCAACGGGACAGCGGCGGACGGTACCAGGCCGCAGCACCCTCGGCTGCGGGCGACGTCGCCAACAAGATCTACGTCGACAACCAGATCGAAACCAGAGCGGCCACGAACCACACCCACACCTGGGCGCAAGTGACGGGAGCCCCTGCCTTCATCACAGCCGCGGACGGGGACCGCTGGTACGCCCAAAAAGCACACACCCACGACTGGAGCCAGATAACCGGAAAACCAGTCCTCGTATCCCTGGGCTACGCGGATGCCAACTACGCACGAAGCGCCACATTCAACCAGCGCATCACCGCAGGCAATAGCTACACGTATCTAAAGTCACCCAACGGGTCAACTGCCTTTTCCGTGAACGACAACGGGACGGTCGGGGCATCGGCTGCCTACAACACCAATGCCGCGACCGGCGGCAGCTGGCGGGCCCTGTGGGTGAACAGCTCCGGCATCTTCGGTTACAACCTCTCCTCCCGGAAATACAAAACCAACGAACAACCATACGAGCCTGACGCCCGGCTCCTCGAAGACGTCTCGCCAAAGTGGTACCAGCTCAAAGCCGACGTCCTCGAAAACGGGTCCGCCGGCGCGGCCTGGCACGTGAACTTCATCGCCGAAGACCTCCACGACGCCGGACTCACCGAATACGTCTCCTACGACGGCAAAGGCACCGACCGGGAGAACGCCGAAACGATCAACGAACAACTCATCGTCAACGCCCTCTGGGCCTTCGCAAAGCAACAGCGCGATCAAATCGCCGCGCTCGCCAACCGTGTGGCCGCTCTCGAGGGACCCGCATGACCGACATGCTGCCTGAATGGTTCACGGACCTGACCGTCGGCGAAATCATCTTTTTTTGGGCGGGAGTACTCCTGATCATCGCTGCCATCGTCAAACTGTGGAAGCCCGTCAGCAAAGTGTTCAAGGGGCTTGACACCATCGTCGGCGACTGGAACGGAAAAGAAGAACGCCGGGACCCCATCACAGGCACACTCCTCGATCCGGCGGTGCCAGGCGTTGTCGCGCAGATCAAGATCCTTCGCGATCAGCTCCAGAACAGCCACCAGGACACCGAGTACCCGAACTTGCGGGATGACCTCGACACCAAGGCCACCAAGGAGGACGTCTCTGCGGTAGCGGATGCCGTGTCCGCGCTCGCTGGGAAAGTCGACGAGCACATCAGCATCGCCAAGGCGTCGGACGATCGGCAGGACGCCACCGAAGCGACCTTGACCAAATACCTTCCCATTCTCAAACAACTAGCGGGAGAAGAATAACCATGGTAAATCTCAGCATCGTCTACGCAGGCCCGGACGGCTGCCTGCCCGTACTGACGTCGGAGCTCACGGCCCGCTTCGGCGCACCGGCCCGCCCGTACGAGTACGTGACCGGATACAAGTCCACCGCCAACATCTCCGGCCACAACGCCGATGTCAACGGCCGCGCCCATGCGGTCGATATTTTCGTGGGGCCCGGCCAGTCGATCAGCGTGGACCAGGGCATCGACCTGGCCGAACGCCTGTGCCGCGAGGGAACCTACGGCAGCATTGCCGGGTATCCGGACCGGCTCGCTTACATCATCCACCGGGGCCGCATCGCCGGCGACTTCTCCAACTGGGCGTGGGGTCCGTACACGGGCGCGGATGGCCACTATGACCACATCCACGTCTCCAGCACCTACGACTACTACTGGGGCGACCCCGTGTGGGAATCCAGCCTGGACTACAACTCCACGGCCCCGTGGAACCTGTACTCTGCCGCGCACGCTGTCCCCTCCACGCCGGCACCCGTCAAGCCCCAAGGCTCCACCACCGCTGGCCCGACCGGCTGGACCGTGGACGCCGGCGACACCATGTCCGGTATTGCCGCCGCAGTCGGCGTCACCCTGGCTGCGCTGTTGAAGGCAAACCCGGGCGTCTACGCGAACCTGATCTACCCGAAGCAAAAGCTGGTGCTGCCAGCCGGGGCCAAGTGGCCAGCCGCTGCGCCGGCGAAGCCCGCCCCAGCACCTGCCCCCGCAGCGGGTCCCACGGGCTGGACCGTGGACCCCGGCGACAACCTCACGTACATCGCACAAAAGACCGGCGTCACCCTCGCCGCACTCAAGGCCGCCAACCCCGGCGTCTCCGACTTCATCTACCCCGGCCAGAAGCTCCGGCTCCCCGCCGGCGCCCACTGGTGAACCCATGAGAGCCAAGCCCATGCACGTCATCACCGCCGTCCTCGCCCTGGCCGCAGCCACCGCTGCGGCGGCGCTCGTGGCCACCTGCTACGCGATTGGGGCCGGGGCGGCCTTCTTTATCGACATCATCTCAAGGAGCCTGTAGTGCTGACATCGATTTTGCGCACCATCGTCCCGTACCTTTGGGGTACGTTCATTGGCTGGGCGCTTGCCCTGGTCCCGGTCCTGGAGCCGTTGCGTGCGGACCTGCTGGCCTACGGGGACGCAGCCGTGCCCATCATCGCCGTGATCCTCGCCGCGGCCTGGTACGCACTCTGGCGTTGGCTGGAACCGCGCCTCCCGGATTGGCTTACCCGAATCCTGCTCGGTTCGGCCAAGACGCCCACCTACGCCAACGCGAACACCATCCCTGGCGAGGTCGTCGACGACTGGCACACCGTCGAAAGCCCAAAACACTCCACCGACAATTAACAGCGCCGCCCCGTCTTGAACCGGGTGTGGCGGCGCTGCGGGTTCTTCCCGATATAGCCCATCCCCCACCATCCCCGGGCTGGCCGACATCATGGTGGCATGGCTGACGGAGTATTGAGTTTTCCTTTTCGATTGTCACCCACGGGGGCTGCCGCGACCGTGGGCTATGGCACTGACGCCGAAGTGGACGAAGCCATCGCCGTGCTCACCCTCACCCAAACCGGTGAGCGCCCCATGGCCCCCGAATTCGGCATCCCCGACCCGGCCTTTTCGGGCCTGCACCCCGGTGACGTCCAAGTCGGCCTCACAGACCACGGCCCCGCAGGCGTCACCGTCACCAACATCACCACCACCCCGGCCACCGAAACCCTGTCCATGGCCACCATCACCTGGACGAGGGACACCAACGAGCAGGTAATCTCATGACTTCCCAACCCATCGACGTCCCCGAATTCCACACCCTGAACCTGCTCGAGTACGGGTCTGAGCAAGACATCGTCGACGCCGCACTCGCCTACACGCAAGCAGCCCTGCCCGAATGGAAACCCCGCACCGGAAATACCGAGGTTGTGCTGATTCAGGCGCTCGCACTGATGCTGGCACCGGAGGTCATGGCCATCCAGATGATGCCCGCCCAAATCCTTGAGCAGCTCATGACCCTCTACGGTATCACACGCGACCCCGGCACCCCGGTGACGGGGCGGGCCAGGATCGATGTGACGGGGTCCGCGCCGTCCCAAGTCATCCCCGCCGGCACACGCCTGCGCCTCACACTCCCGGACACGGGCGAAACGGTCGACTTCCTCACCGCCGAGGCCGCGACGATCATCACCACAGACACGCTCTCCGCCGTCGTAACAATCACCGCCGAGTACTTGGGGATTGTTGGCCAGTCCACACCGGCCGGCAACACCTTGGACGTTGTCGACCCGCTCCCCTTCATTGAATCCGTGACACTGGTGGACAATCTCGGCGGCGGGACCGGCCCGGAGAGCGACCAGATGTTCTATGCGCGGGCGTCGGCGATCCTGTCCCGCCTCAGCTCCACCTTGGTCCTACCGGAGCACTTCCAGTATGCCGCCCTCACGAGGGCCGGTGTGGGGCGGGCGAAAGTCTTCGACCTCTACAACCCCGCCGATCCATTGGTGACGGCGGCAGGGCACGTTACCGTCGCCGTCGCGGACACCAACGGCAACCCCATCGACAGCACTGAGAAGGCTGAACTGGAGTCCTGGCTGGCCTTGCAGGCCCTCGCATCCCTGTCCATCCACGTCATCGACCCGACCTATACCCCCGTTGACCTTGCGGTCACGGTGAAACCGTCCCTGTCGACAGATGCGGCACAGGTACAGGCCAGTGTCACAGCGGCGCTCACGGACTGGCTCGCACCATCCACCTGGGACTGGTCCACCTCGGCGTCCCAAAACACTCTTGTCGCTATCGTGGCCGCCGCCCCGGGAGTGCGAGAAGTCATCGACGTCACCCCAGGATTCGCTCTCGCCGGCAAGGCCCCGCTGCCGGCCTTGGGCACTATCACCGTCACCATCGCG